GGTCAGCAAGGTTAATAGTTAATTTAGAGTATGTCAGCACTTAAACCAACGTCATATGACGATGTGAGAGCGGTCTGGGCTCCTGATGTGGAGAAAAAGACAGGAATTGATCTTGAAGATCAAGCGTATGCCACGCTGGAAAACAGCAGAGGCTGGAAGTTTTTGAGGCAGTACCTTAACACATTGAAGACGGGACTCGATAAACGACTCGCTGAGTCAGTTCTCAAGGGACTCTCTGATGCACAGATCAAAAACGATGCTTTGTTTTCTGTACTTGGCAAAGAACTTATCGACTCAATAATTAATAAAGTTGAGGACGCATCAGAAGTTGTCGAATCTATAAAAAATGGACAACGACCAGAATGAAGTCGAAGAAGCAGAGGAGGTCATCAAGGAGGAAGATGAGGTGATGCAGAAGGCATATGAGTTCATCCCTTCAGGCACCTGCACGTTCAGGCAGAGAGGTCCCTACCTCATCTGCACTAGCTGTGAAATACAGCACGCAAACTGGATAGGGATGGACAAGATAATGGTCGGAGAAAATGAGAAAGGAAAACCTATTCTCAAGTCAAGGTCTGAGCTTTAGCTGATCACTAGAGACTAGACGTATGGCTGGGCAACGTACACGCTCTGATTTAACAATTCTAAAATCCACATAGATGAAGAAGCATTGGCGATAAACGCACGCGCTGAAGAAAACAGCGCACTAGAAACGCCACCTAGTGAACCAAAAGCACCAGAAGTTATCGAAGAAACGGTACAACCAGAGCACACTGTACAAGCTACCGAGACTAAAGATATAGAAGGTGAGAAGAAGGTGTCAGGCGCAGAAAAGCGCATTCACAAGTTAGTAGATGAACGAGATTCAGCACGCCAAGAAGCTCAAAGTCTTTCAGCAAAGCTCGCGGAACTTACGGCTGGTGCTTCGGCACAGCCAGGCAATATGCCACAAAACCAACCATCCAACGGTGAAAGCCAAGGAGGGGAACGAGAGCTAACGATGGACGACTTACGCACTATTGCACGTCTTGAAATTGAAAAAGAGCGCACCATTGGCAGAATTAACTCGGAAGCCAAGGAAGCTCAAGCAAAACATCCCGAACTTGATCCTAATAGCGACAAATTTGACGCGGACATCAACGAAGCAGTTACAACCGCAGTAGAGCTGGAAATCAGAGCCAACCCGACTAAATCGGTGAAGGAGCTGACTGAGCGATACATGCGACCATACCGCAAAGCAGCTGAAAGGGCTGTGGACGAGCAACAGAAAACGATTGCTAAGCAGGCAAGCGAAGGAGCGCTCCGTCCGTCCAACGTCAAGCCAACCAACAAATCCCTAGCAGATAAAACCCTAGAGGAGCTGGAGGCAGAGCTTGAAATAGTGCATTAAAAATTAATTTTATATAAATGGCAGATCTAAATACCACAGGTACACTGTCACCAGAAGTCTCGACGTACTACGAGAAGACGTTCCTCAAAAGAGCGGACTACGAGTACATCTTGGCAGAAGGTGGACAGAAAAGAACCCACACCACGGGTGAAGGACGCACTGTTAATTTCACACGGTACACACCGCTGACTATTAACACAACTCCTTTGGGCGAAGGTTCAAACCCTTCAATCTCGAACATCACTGCTTCGACCATCTCAATGACTCTTTCAGAGTATGGACAGACTATCCAAATGTCTAAGTTCCTTACATTGACTGGTATCGACAGTGCAAGTAGAGAAAAGATTTCTCTCGTAGGTCAGAACATGGGACAGACTCTCAACAGACTCGTCCGCAATGAACTCGACAACGGGACAGCTGTTTTTGCTAACGGCAAGAACACCTCAACCTATGCAGCATCAGACACGTTCAGTGCTTCAATGGTCCGCGGGCTCACACGAACCCTCGAACTCAATCTTGCACTTCCGTACGATGATGGTATGTTCATGGGAAAGGCAACCCCACAATCAAAGTATCAACTCCTCGGTGATTCAACTTGGATCAACGCGAAGACTTACTCTGATGTAAAGGGTCTGTATAAGGGAGAGATGGGTGAACTGTATCAAGTTCGCTGGCTCCTGAATAAAGATGCCTCCTCAGCAGTCGGAGCAGCTTCAGAAGCGTCAGTCATTGCAGCGTTCAACACGTATGTACACGGCAAAGATGCTTTCGGAGTATTCGATCTCGAGGGAGACAAGCCAAAACTGTACATTCTTCCAAACATAGTGGACGGTAGTTCACCTGCTGGACGAATCAGTAAGGTTTCATGGGCAGGTAGTTATGCAACCAAGATCCTCAATAGCTCTTGGGTTGTAGTTGCTAAAACCCCAACGAGCTAATTGCTTGTTGTTCTAATGGAGCGGGTGGGAGGTCGACATCTCACCCTCTCCAGAAAGAGATTAGTAGTTATTTTTAGGATATGAATACTGGACGAGATTACGACATAGCAGTTTTGCTTGAGGAGTACGCCAAAGCTGGATCAGCATCCGCGCGCAAGAACATTTATGATGCGGCGATGAAGATTAGAAACGAAAGCGGACGAGTACGGGCGATGCGGGAAGCCTTGATACGAGCACATCGCAATGGAGATGTACAGGAGATCAAGGACATTCATGACTATATTAAAAATAAAATAGAATACAAATGAGCGAATCTATAGCACGGTCAGGAGACACACCAGCTCCACAAAACACTGAACCGCAAGCGAAGGGTGATGGAGCAGGTACGCACGAAAGCGATGTAGAAGTGCCATTTACTGAGTACCAAAAGCAACACCACAAGCCTTTTGTGGCAGATCACTTCAAGCTAGGAGATAGGTGGGCTGATGAGATAGGGGGATTCAATACAGAGGTCACCTCTATAGAAGGCTATTTCAAGGACAAAATAGAGAAGGGGGAAATGGTGAACACTACAGAAGCGGTGCGAGAGAAACTAAAGGGTATATATAAACTGTGTAACATAGACAAGACAGAGCGGACAACGATGCAGATTGAGAAGTTGGCGGCTTATATAGACTTTTTACGCAAGACCGATGATATTAAGTTGAACCACCATAAATATAGCAGACAGACTTAGTGAACAAGTAATACTTGAGAAGGTGTATCAACCAAAAAATAAGACGCTGGCTGTTGAGTCTTATGGATTTGATGGAGTTTTATCTCAACGACCACTTGCAGACGCACTCGCCATGAAGGTGGTAGTGGCAGGAACACTCACCTATTTGGCTATAGCAAGCCCTGGAACCGCACAAGCCTCAGCACTATGGCAAGCACGTTTGATAGACACTACTGTTTCTGGGACCACGGTCATAACCTGGGCAGATGGTAATGCAGAGTTTGACAACGTAGCAACCAACCTCAGTGCTTTGACATATAGCTAGGATTTGATAAAATGGGTCATTCGGTTTTTTAGGATATGAATTACATTTTAGGTGCGGCTGGCTTTATAGGATCACACCTTGCAAAAAGGATAGGTCATACTCCTGTACCACATACAGAGATACCAGATAAAAACTACAAACCATTCTCCTCGCTCTTTTACCTCGCATCCTACGGCAACCTCAACCACCAACATGGTGTACCAGAGATCATGAAAGCAAACGTGCGTGACGTACTCTCTACTTTGGAGAAGGTGATAGACACGGACTTTCACTCATTCACCTACCTTTCAACCTCATCGGTTAAACTCAAAAGACAAACGACCTACTCCCGCGCGAAGCGTGCTATAGAGGAGATACTACTCGCACACCTGGAGCATTACAACAAGCCCATATGTATCATAAGACCTTTCTCAGTGACAGGAGTTGGTGAACAAAAGGAACACTTGATCCCCACCCTGATCAGATCGTGCATTGAGGGTGAGCTTATCGACTTTGTGGAAGCTCCCACGCACGACTTTATCGATGTAGAAGACCTTGTTGATGGTATTTTGAACCTATCGGGCAACCAGGCACGGGGCATCTTTGAACTAGGAACAGGAAAAAGCTACACGAATAAAGAAGTGAGGGAAATTGTCGAAAAAGTAACAGGAAAGAAGGCAAATGTGCGCATCGTGTCTGCTATGCGTGACTATGACACTGATCAATGGGTTTCAAACAACTTCAGAGCACGTAGTTGGGGTTGGATTCCTCACAAATCACTTGAATTATCAATTGCGGAGATGGTACAAGCCTATGGATCCTCTAAAAAGAAGAATACTTGATCTAAGTTACAAGCATAAGTTGTCGCACATCGGCTCATGCCTATCCGCAGTATCGACTATAGACAAAATCTACTCGGTAAAGAAGAAAGATGAGCCGTTTATCTTATCAAACGGTCATGCAGGACTCGCTTTGTACGTGGTGCTAGAGAAATATGAGGGGAAAGACGCTGAAAAGCTCCTCTTGAAGCATGGAGTACACCCTAATCGTGATCTGGAGGATGGCATATGGGCATCTACAGGCTCACTAGGGCACGGGTTAGCCATAGGAGTAGGCATGGCATTTGCTAATCGCAAGAGGCTGGTACACATAGTCACCTCT